CATTGTTGCTAAATGTGCCTAATTTTGAGGGTATCCGCATACATGGCGGGAATCGGGACACGGACACAGAAGGCTGCGTTTTAGTTGGCGGTCGTCGTACCGATGTTGGCATTGCAGATTGTGTGGTGTGGGTTCGTGCAATTACTGGTATGATTGAAAATGCACAGTCAAAAAGCTATTTGGATATTGCATGATGAAATGGTTTAACCAGCTCCCTCCCGAACTCCGTCATTTATTATCGTCATTATTGACTGCGCTGGTGATGGGTGCTGCTGTCAAACACGGCTATATCACGCCAGACCAAGCATCGACAATTCAACCACAAATCAGCGCGACAATCCCGCTAAACTAAACAAGGGGCGGTAAATTGAGCGATGAAATCAATACCAGGCTACAACGTCTTGAGTTGGGTCACGAAATGATAGTTCGTGATCGCACTAATGACAGGACTCAATTAGAAGAGTCTATGTCCATTATCAGCAAGGCGTTCATCGAATTAGTAGAGATTAAAAGAGACTTCGCTCACTTTATATCGTCAAACGAAGCCAATCAAAAAAGCCATTCAGAGCGGCACGACAAACAAGACATTTTGCTAGAAAAAATGAATAACAAATTAGATCAGCACGATATTATCTTGCCGCAATTGCAAGAAACCCGAAGCTGGATTTTGATTGCAATAGGTCTGATTGTAAGTGCTGTCATAGTTGCGTTAGCTGCGCTGGTAGTGAGATGATTTACAAATACCTTGTAATCTACGCTTTCGCTTGTTCGGTCATTGTTCCGGCGATTGCTGTTTGTTGGATTTTTAAATGACTTTTCAGGTTGGAAATAAATTATGGAACGCAAGGTCATCACATGGCCGTAATCCTATTTTTGACGACAAAGAAAAGCTTTGGGATGCTTGTGTTCAATACTTTGAATGGGTTGAATCAAATCCACTTATCGAAGAAAAGATATTCCATGCGTCAGGATTAATCACTAAAGATACAGTAGAAAAAATACGCGCCATGACAATTAGTGGGTTGTGTTTTTTTATTGGGGTTAGTTTTGATACATGGCTAAGATATAAAGCAAGTGCTGATTTTTGCGACATCGTTAAAGAAGCTGAGTCAGTAATATTTAATCAGAAATTTGCCGGAGCTGCTGCTGACCTTTTAAACGCAAGTATTATCTGTCGAGAGCTTGGACTGGCCGACAAAACAGAAAACAAACATGATGTTAAAGTCGATACTGCAAAAGACCTCACTGACGACGAACTCAAAGCGGAGTTAGCAAAACTTGGAATCACTGAGTAATCGACGAAAACTTGAGCTTATCAAAGAGAAAGCCATTCGTAATGCTCGAAAAGACTTTTTAGCGTTCAGAAAGCTAATCAATCCGAAAAACAAATGGGGATGGTGGCAGGAAGAAATAGCTGTTGAGCTGCAATCGTTTTTTGATGCTATTGTCCGTGGCGAAAGACCTAAGTTAGTTATTCAAGCGCCACCCCAGCATGGCAAGTCAGTACAAGTCATCGATTTTATCGCGTGGCTTGCTGGTAAAAATCCAGACCTTCGCACGATTTATACATCATTCAGTGAGCGGCTAGGTGTTCGCGCTAATTTACGGCTACAGCGGCTTTATGACTCGCCTATTTATCAAGAAATATTCCCAGAAACAAAGATAGGCGCTAAAGGCTCGCTAGGGACTGGCGCTATTCGTAACAGGGACATCCTGGAATATTGCGACCGAGAAGGCTATTTCCGAAATACAACAGTAGGCGGCTCAATCACTGGCGAAGGGCTAGACCTCGGCATTATTGATGATCCGCTCAAAGGCCGAAAAGAAGCCAACTCGATAACAATTCGAGATGGCGTGTGGGACTGGTTCACTGACGACTTTTTTACGCGATTTAGCGAAGATGCCGCGCTGTTGTGTATTTTGACTAGATGGCACATAGACGACCCCATTGGCCGACTCGTTGAAAAATACCCAGACGTTAAAGTATTGAGCTATCCCGCGCTGGCAATCAAAGACGAAAAACATCGCAAGGAAGGCGAGGCACTATTCCCTCAGCACAAGTCAGTCGAATTCCTGCTTGAGCGTAAAAAGCTTATGGACGCGACATCATGGCTATCACTCTACCAACAGACGCCGATTATCGTCGGTGGCGACATCATCAAAGGCGAATGGTTTGTACGTTACGAACTATTGCCTACGATCAAGTATCGTAAAATCTATGCAGACACCGCGCAGAAAACTAAAGAGCATAACGATTACTCGGTGTTTGAGTGTTGGGGCTTTGGCGATGATAGCAAGATTTACTTGCTTGATTTAATCCGCGACAAGTGGGAAGCGCCCGAACTAAAAGACCGTGCTATTGCATTTTGGAATAAACATAAGGCAGTAACTGGTCAGGGCGCATTGCGCGAGATGGTCATCGAAGATAAAGCAAGCGGTACGGGATTGATTCAAAGCATCAAAAAAGATGGTAAGATCCCCGTCAAGGCACAACAGCGTAACATTGACAAACTAACGCGGGTGCAAGATGTAACGCCGTACATTAAATCGGGTTATGTCTGTATTCCTGCAAACGCAGCATACATTAACGACTTTGTGCATGAGTGCGAATCGTTTACGGCAGATGACGCGCACGACCATGACGATCAAATCGACCCATTATGCGACGCGATCAATGATATGCTTGCCAATACTAAACGCGGTTTCTTTTCGTGAGTTCAAATAATGTGGCCATTTAGCAAAAAAACCATAGTCGCTGCCATAGAGCGAAAAGAGCCGACCGTCAATCGTGGATTTTTCAGCACTGATAACGTGATGAGTATTCCCGATAAATCAGAATTTATTCAAGCCAATGCTTTTCAAAAGACCGCCGCCGATTTTTATGTGGCTAATGGCACGATGGACGATAGTGAAAACTTTAGCGGGTTAAAGGGCGCTTTCCAGCTTGGCCAGCAAAACATGAATCAGTCATTGCTGAGCTGGTATGTTTCGCAAGGGTTTATCGGGTATCAAGCTTGCGCGCTTATCTTTCAAAACTGGCTTATTGCTAAAGCTTGTACACAAGGTGCGCGTGATGCGTGTCGAAAAGGGTATGCGGTCACTGTCAATAATGGCGACGAAGCGACGCCCGACATCTTGGACGCAATTGCCCAAGGCGACAAGAAATTCAAAGTTAAGCAAAACATGGAGGAGTTCTCAAAATACCTTCGCGTATTTGGCGTTCGCATTGCCTTGTTTGAGGTGTCATCGACTGACCCTGAATATTACACAAAACCGTTTAACATCGACGGCGTGACAGCAGGAAGCTACAAAGGGATTAGTCAGGTTGACCCATACTGGATTACGCCCGAACTGGATATGACCAGCACTAGCGACCCATCCAGCCGACATTTCTATGAGCCTACATTTTGGCGTATTGGCGGCACTCGCTATCACCGATCGCATTTGATTATCTGTCGTTATGTTGACGTGCCGGACGTTTTAAAGCCGTCATATATTTACGGCGGCATACCGTTAACGCAGTTGATTTACGAACGTGTGTACGCTGCCGAACGGACAGCCAACGAAGCGCCGCAATTAGCGATGACTAAGCGCACGACGACATTGCATACAGACGTTGAAGCGGCTTTAGCTAATCAGCAAGAGTTTGAAGCCAAGTTGCAGACGTGGACGTATATGCGGGATAACTACGGCGTGAAAGTGCTTGGCGTTGACGAAACAATGGAGCAATTCGACACGGCGCTGAGCGACTTAGACGCAATCATTATGACGCAATATCAGCTTGTGTCAGCAGTCGCGCGTGTACCTGCTACTAAACTGCTAGGCACAAGTCCGAAAGGATTTAACGCAACAGGTGGCTTTGAGGAGTCAAGCTATCACGAAGAATTAGAAAGTATTCAGTCTCACGAAATGCAGCCGCTACTCGAACGCCATCATTTGCTGCTAATGAAGTCGGAAATCGCGCCACAGTTCAAAATTGCACCTTTAGAAACGCAGGTCGTTTGGAATAAACTAGACGCGCCGACGACAGCAGAACAGGCCGCGACTAATTTAGTCAAAGCGCAAAC